CAAATACTACATCAACTTCGTACGGCGTACCTTGATATAGTTTGGATTGGATTTGCGAGTCTTTATATTCACCAGAAAAGTCGTCCACATCTTGCAGGCGGTACCAAGCAGCTTGGTTGTAATACTCATACCCTTTACGCCATTTAGTCCAGTTGCTATCTAAATTATATTTCTCAATAACTGAACGCTGTACGCTAGAACCAAACCGCCGGTCACTTGGGTATTGACCAGCAGCTCCTTTCTTTTTACTGACATCAGTTCGTCTGCTAATACCGTTGAAAGCAAGCGACTTCGGATTACCGAAACCGTTCTGCTTCCTTGGCATTAGAACCAGCCGCCTTGGCAACCAAGGATTGGCGCATCAGTTACGTTTGCTGTGGACTCACGTGCTGCCCACAGTGACCTGCCTTTAGGGATATACAAAGCACGGTTAAATGCCTCAGTACCTACTTGAGGTACAGGTGCCAATGTTTTTGGCATCTCTTCCCAACGGACTGTATCGCCTTTGGTTGTTGCTGACGTCACACTGCCAACATACGCAGCTTGATTAGGACGCAAGTAATCGTTAGCGCTACTCAAGTACAGGTTTACTTTGTGAGCTACTGTGCCACGAGCAATGGTATAGATATCTTCAATGATTGCACCATCAGCTGATGTGGAATCAACTAGTAATACAGCAGTGTTTGTACCAGTAACATCTAGGTCACCATTAATTGCTGTGTCTAGATTGACTGCATAATGCAGGATATGGTCAACCAGAAGTGGTTGCTTATTAGTAGATGTAGCGGCCATTACTTTTTACCTTTCTTTTTACTAATTTTAGTTGGTGTAGAGCCTGGAGGTTGGACACCATCAAGATTTTGAAAACCTACAAGTCCAAGTGTTGCGTTGGTCTGTGAACCTTCCATCATCGTTGGGTTGCCAGGCAGAGGTGTTGGTTGTCCAATTACACCCATGTACTCGTTAGCAGGTAGTCCACGGGTCATTGCATCTTGACCGAGGCGTACACCTTCCATAGGCTCTTGTGCTGCGCCTGAGGGCTGTTGCTGTGTGTTGTAAGGCTGCTGACCATTAAAGCCAGTACCACGCACCAAGTTCTGTGGCATACCTGAGTTAGCACTAGGTCCTACTGCACCCATGCGACTATCCATTTCAACTCCACTATCACCATATGGATACTGGTTAACACCATCCATGCTTCCTAGTTGTGGAGCATTGTTGGTGACATTCATTGGGTTATTCATCATCGGACCACCTGGCATGTAAGCCATGTCCTTAGCAATTTTAAACCTATCGGGGTCAAGCATCCGTGCGTTTGATTCTCGTTTATCCATCACATACCTCGGTTGTTAGAGTTCAAGTTCTGATCTGCATTACCTGCAGCTTTTGCATACATCTGCATGCGTCGGTCTAGTGCATCAGTTTCAAAACTCTCAGGGTCTTCTTCAGGACGCTGAGTTGCTGATACTTCATTATCTACTGAACCAGTTTGATTCGGATAATCTTCTAGAGGTGCATTTGCAGGAGCATCCTTTTGACTGAAGTTACTGTTTTTACCTTGCAACATTTCAGCAGGCATGATGTTTACATTGCCGTACCTATTGCGTGATTCGGCAATTGCTCCACCAACACCTTCTTCCATGACAGCATCAATGCCTTGTACAAACGGGTTAGACCCTGCTTGACGTCGAGCATTCTCTGCATCGATTGCATCTTGACGCTTATCACGACCCATCGTGATTTTCTGAGTCATAACTTTGTAGTAAATATCCTATGCCTATTCTACACTTAACGCCACATAGTGCTGAGTGCTATACGTGAGCCTACTGCTGTATCTGCAGGTCCAGGGACGGCCAGAATAAATTCAGAACCCGCACGTTCAAACGCATAACGACGTACCTCTGGACGACGATAATTAGGCACATACAAAGTCTCAGCCAGTCTATCCACCTCGCGAAGATAGATTTCACGGAAGTATTCATCTCCTTTTAGTGGGTCTGATGTATTAATCGTTCGTTGAACATCACCAGCAATCACTTCTTGCCGTGAAGGGTTTAGGATACGGCTACCGTCTGGGTCAAAGTAATCATCTGGAATAGCAGCACTAGCCTTCCATGCAATGTCACATCGTTTGATGTGATAAACAATTTCGTTATACCAGAGTTCATCTGGTACTAAAGCCATTGCTTCTTCTACACGGGCTCTATCACCAGCAGGGATTTGAGCACCGGAGTTAATGCCTAGGTGATATCTAACTTTTGATTTAAGATGCTCGTCTAATTCCATTACATACCCAGCTTCGAAGGATTGTTGTAGATGCTTGCTAGTTCATTAGCTAGCTGCATCCGGTCATACTCATCAATGTCTCCACCTGCTTGAAGCTTACCCATGAGACGAGCAGCAGGGCTTTCTGATTTCATAATAGAAGCCATACCTGCACCTAATGCACCACCAAGGATTGCTCCTGTTAGTCCGCCAGCTGCACGAAAGCCTGGACGCATTGCTGACTTAACAGTCTGCCCCATTCCTCTTGTCATTCCTTTACTTGCTGCAGCAGCATCTTTTAGTGAATTTACTGCTGTACCAATTTTATGTGGAACTGTTCCTGCAGCTGCTCCCATCAGTCCACCACCAGCTGCTCCTAGCAGTCCAGCAGTGTTCTGTGCTTGCAAGCGGTCCTGCTCGTCATAAGCAGCTTGCATCATTAATGCTTCTTGTGCTGATAGCATTTATCTCACGCAATACTATAACTAGTTTAACTAATGAAGATAAGGTCTTCTTCAATTAGTTGATCCCAATTTACGCGAGGGATGTTCTCTAGTTGTTTGAGGTTTGCAAACCGCTCACCACTGAGAGACATTCGCAATTCAACAATCTTTTTAGCAGTTGCAAAACCTACACCAGGCAGACGCTTAGCGATTTGTTCTGCCTGTGCTGCATTAAGGTTTAGACGAATATCTTCTGTTGGAACTACTGCGTCTGGTGCTTGTTCTTCAGGGACAATCAGTTCAGGTGCTGCTACTTTTGCTAGTCGTCCTTTGCCTTGCTCATAAGGGACTAACTGCTCCAGTGTTAAATAGGTTACTTTGCCTGCTGCATCACGCACCATTGCAAATTCTTTATCGTGCTTACTGATGAACTCTACGAGCTTACCTGTCTTTGTATCTTGAAATAATTTGTGGTCAGCCATATCTTTGGGGTACACTTTCTTTATTATAGGCACAAAAAAAGAGCCCCCGTAGGAGCTCTCTTGTTTACTGATTTATAGATATCAGTAGCCTTGTCCGGCTTCAGTTGCGAAAGGAATGTGAGCATCCTCAGCATCAGGAGCAGGGGCTGCGCGGTAATAGCAGACTTCCACAATCAGAGCGGAAGGTGAATTACGGCAAGCACCAGCAGAAGGGTTCAACGAAGCAGTGAAATCAGCGCTCGTTGTCAGCTCAACTGCAGTGTCAACAGTGACGGCAGTGCCATCAAGGATGCTAACGAGAGCAGAAGTTGCACCTTCTTCGGGGAAGTAGAAGTCAGCTTCAGCAGTTACAGGAACTGAGGTAGGAAGACCAGTGGCAGTTTTCACTACAACCGTGTCACCAGCAGCAGCAGCTTTCACGCCAGGGGCGGAAACAGCGGTGCGATACACAACGGAATCAGCAGGAATAACCAAAGGCTTGTCCTTACGGGGCTTGTCATCTTGACGGAGGTCAGGAGACAGAACCTGAGCAGCGTAGTCACCAGCGGCGAGTACACCGTTGACGTCAGTGACGCCATCATTGTCGGGGTTAAGTACAACTGCGCCGACGGCACGGTAGAACTCAACGCCTGGAAGAGCCACAACACCCTGTTCGCGATATGCGTTCAGGTGGGCTACATAGTTACCGGGAAAAATAATAGACATAGTTAGTACTCCTATCAATATACGAAAGAGTAACCAACCGTGATGAAATCCTTATTAAGGGTTTCAAAACCGGCGAACAAGCTCCAGATCATGATGATGAAACGAGAGAAGTCATCGTTGTTGTTCAACAAGATTTGAGCGTTGTTACCACCAATACCTACGCCGACAGCCTGAGGACCGAAGAAGATCAACTGAGCAGCGCCGTAATCGGCAGCCGTAGCAGCTTCGTCAGTAATTGCCAGGTTGTAGGAAGTTTCAGGCAGGTTGGTGGACTCGAACCAGCGGACGCCTTCAAAGAGGAATCCGGTAGGCATCACGGGTTGACCAGCAACAAAGCCAGCTTGTCCGTATGCAGGACCCATGCCTTTATAGAAGTTGGCATTAGGTGCCAGACCTGGGTTCATGGGATCAACCATGCCCGTGCCTGGGTAACGTGCGATTTCGCGGAAGTCACTGTTCTGACGCAGGTGCATCATTGCAGTGGGGTCCACGATGCAACGGTAGTAACCATCAGCGAAGGTAGGGACGTTGCGCTTACGCATGTCCTTAACGACTTCGAGAAGGTCGGTCTTAACATCAAACTTGGCAGATTCACCAGCTTCGTAGGTGACGCCAAGGGTTCCGAGACCGCCGTCATCTTTGGCTTTACCACCGGGGAGGTAGTAACCACCTTGCTCTGCAGATGATTGACCACAAGCTTCTGCTTTCAGCAGCTCGTTAGCAAACACCCGATCGCGCCAACGACGATAGTCATCGAGCAGCGTGAGTGAACCAATGGATTGGTGGAAAACGTTCAGGTTGCCAGTATCAAGCAGCAAGCGCTGAGCGGTGATGAGGGTCTCGCGAGCCACCTTGAAGGTGGAAGGCTGAGTTGCGTCGCGGGAATCAGCAGGGCCGGTGTACTCACGCAGAGTAACGAGCACTTTGTCCTTGACGATGTTGCGTGCGGA